AGGAAGTCTGCGATGTCGTACTGAACTGGGGTCGGCAGCTTGCCGTCGAGGAACTGCTTCCAGACGAGGAAGAGGAAGTTCTTGAAATTGGACAGGATCGGGTCGGCCTGCGTGGTTAGCGCGGTCGAAGACTTAAGGTTCGTCACATTATTCCTGATAGTGGAGAGATTGTCTCACAGAGCGCCCCGCCAAGAGGCACGGAGGCATGCGGATAGGCAGTCGGTCCATAAATGAACCAACGCTCTCAGCGGGGCTGTGTGTGGCGTTTTAGTGATAGTGCTCTTCGTCGTCCTGCTCAGACCCCGTAAAGGGGAGCATTTCGGCGATGTCGTTCACTTTCTTGCTGCTGTTGGGTGCGATGTTCGTGCCGGTGTCCTTGAGGAACTGTCGGACTACGTTGAAGGTCGCAGCGTCGGGGGTGATCTGATGGACCTCCCCGTCTTTGTCTACAATGGTCTTGCCGTCCTTGAGAAGCTTGGCGAGCTGGTCCGCGAAGTTGTCGAACAGAGCTGCCATGCTCTCACTATTTGTCTTCATTGCGCTTCCTAAGCCATTCTGAGGTCTTCGTGACGATCTGGATAGTGAGCCAGATGGCACCGAGAATTGGGGTAACTGTCGCGGCCACCTGAGATACCGAAGTCAAGCTCGGGAGCCAGAAGGGGGTCATTAGTGCGGTAGTCGCAACGACGGTCGTGTTATGTTCCACAATGGTCATGCCTGTGTGTTTGCTGCCCATAGCCAAAGATCATCTAGCTGTTCAGGGGTGATGTTGTAGGTAGAGGTGAGCGAGACGACGAGCGGGTTCAACCGCTGGAAGCCAAGGCACTCTTCGAGGTCGATGAGGGCGTCCTCCCGTTGGGCGAGGTCCTCGATCGCGTTGAGATGGGCGAGAACGTCGGTCTTGTAGACGCCAACCTCCCGAGCCGCCTTCCAGAACGTGGTCGGCTTAAGCTCGGGGTATGTGGCGCGAAGGTCGTCTATGGTCGGCTCGACAGGGGCGTCGATGTCGTAGTTCCCCCGGTGGTCTTCCAGCCACTGACGGATGGCGGGGTTCACTCCGTGCGGATCGTTGGGATAGCTCCCGTAGTCCGTATCGAAGGTCCCCCCTGTTTCATCCTGCAAGGTGACATGAACGATAAACACGTCTGCCTGCGGTGTTGACGTAACGGAGTTAACCGAAACGAGCGTGATGGTTTCCATTTATGATACCCTTTGGAAGGCTTGGCGATCGTTCGAGCAGACACCTTTTGCTCTCCACGTACCTGCGAGAATGGCACCGGTGCCAAGTGTAGACAGACACCAGTCCTGAGTGTCACCGGAGTAGACCCTGAGTGTCTGCGCTTCGTTTCTTGGACGGATACTTGCGTTGTTCCAGACGATCAGTATTTGACCTACAGGGTAGTTGACTTCGTCGGGGTTGCTGCTGACGGTGAACTGGACGATACTTCCTACGGGCACACCTGAGATAGCTCCAGCGTTAGCCGCGTAGGCCACCGAGAAGTTCGATGGGTTGTAGACGTACATGCTGGTGCCGTCGTTACCGCCCCAGAGCCAGCTAGGCTGACCGGCCTGACCGTTCCAGAAGAAGGTCATTTGAGGGCCTTGATTGGTACCGTCCCGCCTCAAGGTCTGAGCGGCAGCGGCCTGACCGTTGATGTTGATATTGTAGTAGCCGCTGTCTTGATAGACCGCCTCGACGCCGTTCTTGAAGAAGCCGCCCTTGGTGTCCCACTTGCCGACACGGAAGTCGTAGAAGCCTTTGACCGTACCGTCGTAGGTGGACATGCCCATGCCCCACCAGCCACGCATCTCGATGTTGAAAGCCGTGTAGCTCGCGGCATCAGCGTTGCCGGTAGCGAGGTAGTTGGTTCCACCGTAGAGCGAGCCCAAATTGAGCTTCGGTGCGTTGACTATGCCGGTAAAGGTCGGGCTGGCGATCGGAGCTTTCGCCCCCATCTGGGTGTCGATCTGGACCTTGGTGTAGTAGCCGCCAAACGTCGTATCGACCTGGGTCTTCGTGTAGTAGCCAGAGAGATCGGTAGCTGGCGGTTTGTAGATATCGCCTTCGAAGGAGGGGGACAAAGCCTCCTCCCCGAAGTTCATGAAGTCTTGGACGTTCATTACGAGGTCTTCTGAAGCAGACAGGTAAGGTTGCTCCACGAGCCACGCCGCGACCAACCACCGGGGATTGACGCATCGGTGCCGTTGTTGGACACGAACAACTGGTAGGAACCGTAGACACCAGCGGCCACCGGGAATGAACCAGCGGGACCAGTTGCACCAGCAGGACCCTGAGCGCCCTGAGGACCAGTCGGACCCTGAGAGCCTGTCGGGCCTTGTGCGCCGGTAGCGCCGGTCGCGCCGGTTGAACCTTGAGGACCAGTCGGACCAGTCGGGCCTTGTGCGCCGGTCGCGCCGGTAGAACCAGCGGTGCCCTGCTTGGCCACGAGAGACCACTTCGCGGTTGTCACTGCGGGGTCCTCATTGAGGCTGTTGGTGACCGAGGTCATGACGTAGGACGAGCCGTTCCAGTAGACGACATCCTTGCGGACGTACGTGACTGCGGAACTCCAGGTACCCTTCCAAACGAGACCGCTGCCCTCGGGGCCGGTAGCGCCCTGCGAACCAGTCGGGCCGGTAGCACCCGTGATGCCGATCGAGCCCTGCGGACCCGCGACACCCTGAGTACCCTGAGGACCAATGACACCCTGAGGACCCTGCGGTCCCTGAATGCCCTGCGGGCCGATACCGAATGATACGCCAGCGGTCCAGTCAGCGTGAGCTGCGGATGCCTTGAAGTACATCTTCTGGACCGTGAGATCGAGGAAGGCGAACGCCGTGGGGCTGTCGTCGTACGTAGCGCGAGCTGCGGTCGGGCCGGTTGCATCCGGTTCGAAGGAAGCGCCCACTGGACCAGTCGGACCCTGCGGACCCTGAGGACCTTGGATACCGGTGATGCCCTGAGGACCCTGCGGACCTACGATGCCCTGCGTACCCTGAGGGCCTTGAACGCCGGTCGGGCCTAGCGGGCCTGCGTCACCCACGGGACCTTTGTCACCCTGAGGACCCTTCGGCATGTCTTGGTCGGTATAGATGCGGAACGCACCGGCACCGTCGAATCCCATGACGCGGTTGCGCCGCTCTTCGATAGACGGAAGGACGAGGTTGACACGACCAGCGTCACTCTCTGGAGCGATAATGGTCGAGGTTGCGATGTAGTTGGCGGCGTCCTCGGCCTCCTGCGCCACGTACATGGACTGCAGTGCCTGACGGTTGAGATCCTCGGCGCGGAGGGATGCACCATTGCCGATCACGGTCAGCGGCTGTGATGCCGGGGTCTGCCGTGCGATCTTGATCTTCTTGCCGATGACGACGGCGGTATTCATGCGGATGGAGTAAGCGCCCGTCCAAGCGAAGTCACCGAATGGTGCCCCGGCGACGAAGACCTTGACGTGGTCCAGATCGAGGTACGGGAAGTCGAACGTGTAGTCCTTGGTCGAACCATCGCTATCGTAGTAGACGTAGGAGAGAATTTCGGTGGCCATGGTATTCCTTGCGATAGTGGAGAGGACGGGACGCAGTTGTCCCGCCCGTGTTGTTGGTTATCGAGCGCTGCGAGGTGTGCGCTCAGGGTTGTCAGAGATCATCGTGTTGTAGAGCGACAGCGCCGGTAGGGCGTTCCCAAACGGGGCGATCTTGGAGACCGCACGTAGCTCCTCCTGTGACAGAGGGCCGGGACGCAAGGCACCAGCGGCAGCTTTGGTGGCTCCGGTGATATCGTCGAGCAAGCCGAGGGTCGGGTTACCAAACAGGATGTTGGACGTCTGCCCAGTCGTACGGGCATACGAGAACTGAGCATCACCGCCCAGAGCCGGCACCACCGTGTCGACTATCATCGGCGCGATCGAGGACCAGCCAGAGCGAGCTACAGCCGACTTGAACAGGTTCTCGGGGGCCAGACGCTTCTCAAGGAACTTCTCCCGATCGCTGCGGCCAATGGCCTGAGCCTGCATCTGGAGCGAGTAGGTCAGTGCTGCGATACCCGTCGTGACAGCCGCGCCGATCGCCGCCTCCGTGTCCCGCATGTGCAGAGACTTGAGGGAGTTCTTGACGTACGAAGCCGCCATGAACGAACGGAACTGCATGATCACCTTGCCCACCGCGCCATTCATGAACGGCATGAGGTTACCCACGTCGTTCTTCTGGATCACTTGGTTGGTCTTACGGATCACTGCTCGGCGGAAGAACTCCGCAGCTTCCTTATCCTTGGCACCCTCGAAGCGCAGGCCAGCGACCTTCTTACCCTTCATGGGCAGGAAGTCGGGGTTCTTAAGCTCAGCCAGGACGCGCTTGGACATTTCCCCGTCAATGCCGAGGTCTGCCAGACGCTTGACCGAGATGCCCTTCCCCGTCGCTGCCATGTTGGCGAAGTTCTGGATGATGGCCTTGGATGCCCACCGACGTGTCGTAGCGTCCACGAAGGACATTCCCGAGGCGTCTGCGGTGATCCGGTTGGCCCGTTCCAGCGCATTGCTGACATGGTCGCGCCAGCCCCTTGTTCCATCGTCAACGACAGACATGACATCGTCGTAGACGTCGCTCGGGGCGTATCGGGTCAGACGCTCCGTTCCGATACCCAGTGCGTATTCGATGTCGTCGGCCAGCCCGTCCTTAAGGGCAAGCTCACCAGCGTCACTGATCATGCGACGGACAGCGGGCATCTGTGACAAAGCCGCCTTTAGGCCAGCAGACCCGAGGATGTTCCCGATCTCAGGCACGGCAGCGAAGCCAGCTTGGTTCATGATGCGGGAGAAGTTGAACTTGCGGATCGAGCGGAGCCAGAAGCCCAGCTCAGTACCCTCAAGCCCATCGACGTGATGACCCTTGATGGCGTTGATTGCCAGTTCGACGTTCTTGATGTCCTTGTCGATCTGCTGCTTAGGAGCCCTCCGATCAATTGCCTCCTGCCGCATCTTCTGGAGATAGTCGTCGATCTCCCTCTGGCTGGTCAGTCCGTCGATGACGAGCTTGCCAGTCTTGGGGTCCTTTACGCGGATACGAGCCATGGCGATGTTGCCAGCGGCGTTGCGGGTGTACCTGTCGAGGACTGCGGTGGCGTCGGTGTTGAAGAGGTCGCGGATAGACAGCGGCCGATCTTCGGTCACCCCGTGAATAGTGCGGGGGTTGTACGGGAGCTTGTATTCCTCGTCGAGAAGCGAGCGGCGGCGTTGGTGCTTATCGCGACCAGCGTCACCCTTGGGCACCTTGCGGAAGCTCTCGGCGATGTTCTGCGCATCCTCCTCGGCCATACCGCCGTGCTTGGTCAGCAGCGTGACCATCTCATCAATGTTGTCGCCAGAGAGCGTCCTGATGAAGTTGTCGTCCAGGCCAAGGCTGCGATCGGTCAGGCTCTTGACGAAACCCTCGGACAGCTTGCGCAGCGCAGTCTCTTCCATGTCAGCGTTGGCTGAACGGAACGCCCCGAAGAACAGGTCTTCTAGGGTGCCATCCACGTAGGTGTGGTAGGCTGCACTGATCTTGGCTGACTGCCATTCACGCGGCATGTAGTAGGCGTTGTCAGGAATGTCCTCGTGTCCGAAGACAGAGCGACCAACTTCACCCTCACGTTTCCATGGGTTCTTCTGGAGCTGGTTCAGTTCCTTGAGGTTGTCGCGGATCACCTTGCCAACCGTGCGGACTTCATCGCTGTACTTGTCGCCGCTCATGTAGGTGCGGTCGCGGACGTAGCGGTCCACTTCGTCGTTGAAATTGCGCTCGGTAGTTCCCTTCCAGAACCTGTCGGTTACCCCAGCGCCTTCACGGTCGAAGACCTTCTGGAGCTGAGCCTTGTACGTGCGGAAGTAGACAGACCGGAACTCGGATACGAAGTTCTCAGCCTCTTCCGAAGCAGCCTTGCCGTTTACAGCACCGCCGAGCTTGCCCGTACCATCCTGCACCAGAGCGCCACCAAGGGCACGAGTGGTGACCAGCGGTGACTTATCGAGCTGGGCTGATAGGTCGGCACGAGCGCCACCGAAGGCGGTCTTTGCCACATCGGCGTGATCCAGTTCGGAGATTGGGGCCTCGAACGGGAGCCTCGGTTCGCGGATGCCTGAAGGGGCAGCGCCGCCGAAACCGGTGCCCATCTTGACACCTTCGTGTTCGTCAATGGTACGCTGGGCCAGCTTCTGGAGCTGAGCACCTTCGGCAACGGTTGCGCCACGGGACATGAGCTTACCGGCGACACCACCGACACCAATGCCAAACGCAACGCCCATCAGGAGATCGGCCTTGGTGGCATTCGGGTTGACGGCATAGTTGATACCGGTCGATGCTGCGGCACCAGCGCCAGCACTCAGGGCACCGACGAGAACGCGGGATACCTGCCCTGCCCTCTTACCAAACACGAGCTGGGGCGCGACTGCACCTACAGCCACGTCGGTAGCCAGGGAGACCGGATCGAGGAACTGATTGGCGATCTGCAGAGCAGCGCCGGTCATGCCAGCACCTTGGAGGCGACGGAGGCGTTCGCTATCTTCCACGGCGTTCTGAAGTTGGCGATTGTATCCTTCTGCGGACGTAGCGCCGCCTGTGAACTTGGCGTAATGCTCGGGGTCGAGGTTGCGGCTCTTCAGGTCTTGCAGGCGCTGCTCTTCCGAGGGTGCCTTGAAGTTCGGGTCGTCGCGGTACGGATTGCTGTTCAACAGGTAGGCGAGAGTGCTTTCCTGATTGAAGGCGTCCTTCTGGAGCTGCCAGAGGCTTGTGTCGTCGGGGGCGTCAGCGCGTGGGGCACCGTCGATCTGCGCCGTGTCGGACTGCAGGTTGACTTCGGTCGATGCCACGTAGCCAGCGCCACCCGTGTACTGTGCGGTTCTGGATGCTGCATGCTCGGCGGCTGGGCGTTCCCAATGGTTGACGAAGGCCGCTGCTGCTTCCTTCTCGTCCTTGGTGTTCAGGACTGCTTCCCATGCCTTGGCCTCTGCGCCTCGGTTCTCTTCCATGAAGAAGTCGAGCTGCATGTCGCCATCGTCCACAGCCTTGCCGTTCGCGGCTGCATACTGCTCAAGAGCTACTCGGCGGGGACCAGTCCACTGCGCGAGACCGAAGCCTCCGCGTCCAGATGTCGGGTTGCGTTCTTGGATGCCCGTCTCTAAACCGCTCTCGTCGGCGAAGTTCATCGAGACACCCTTGGCAACATGCTCAGGGACGCCCCGCTTGGTGAGGCCTTCGACGATTTGATCTGATGTGAGCCTCATCGGGCCTCCTTTGAATTGAAAAGGCCCCGGAGTTACCCGAGGCCACTATGGTTTACTGCGTGTCTTTGACGGCCTTTCGGTCCTTCTTGTCCTTGATTGCGGCTCGCTCATCGCGGAGCTGCTGGACGGTGAGGACCACCATGTGACCGTTGTCGTCCATGACCGGAGTGAGGTCGTCGGCGTGGACTAGACGGAACCGACCACCACTGTTGTTGCCGTAGGGGTCATTCACTTCCTTGATGGAAATGTCGTCACTACCGCCGAGGCCATTCGCGGCCATGGTCTTGGGGTTAGCCTTGGACCATTCGTCGATGTGGCTGCCCACGACCTCTTCGAAGTCCTCGTTGACTTGGAAGCCTTTCGGCTTGACCAGAACGACACCGTTGTACGTGAGGACAGACTTTGAGACGGCTTCGGTTGCCGCTTCGATTGCAGCGTCCTCGTCCAGACCGCCTACGACGTACTTGGTAGCGAGATCGGTCACCATCTGCCGGGGGACGGAGAAGTTCGTCGGGGTTGTCCCATTCCGGCCCCAGAGCCACCCTGGCTTCGTAGCGATGTCGTCGCGGACCTTCTGGTCGATGCTGTCCTGCGCGTCACGGCTCAGGTTACCTACGCCACCCACGGAGGGGTTGGTGGTTTCCATGGCTGCCGTCAGGGCTTCATCGTCCGACAAGGTAGAGCCATCCCGCTGGGTGACCCGCTTGAACGTCGAGTAGGCCATGGCGAACTTCCGGTCCTTCTCGTCTTCCATGTAGTCGATGCCGCTGTTCTTGCCGACGTTCATCAACCATACGGCGCGATTGGTGCGCGATAGGAGCTTCTCGCGGGCATCAGGGTCGGCCAAGGTGGCGGGGGTTGCCAAGGCGTTGATGCCGTTGACCTCGCCCTTGATGAAGGGATGCTGCTGGCCTGCGTTGTTCAGGGTGACGAACTCGCGGTCTAGCCTATCCTCGTCGCTCTCGTGGAAGTCCTTCTGAAGCTGCGGGGACACGGTGTCGAGGTAGCGCTGAACTCCCTGCTTCTTCACCTGTTCGGCTGAGACGTTGACCTCGGTGCCTCTGGTGGTCCTGAGGGCCACGTCGCGGACACTATTGAGGCTACGGTTCGTCAGAGCGTCGAGAGCTGCCTTTCCGACGCCATCCTCCAGCGCCTTCTTCTCCTGCAGATCGAGGGTCCGATTGGCTGTGGCGATGATGTTGTCGGCCTGCTCGCGAAGGCGCGGGTTATCCAGCAGAGAGCCGCTGATCCCGTCCGTCCCCTTCTTCGGGGTCGTGAGGAGCGCGATGGCAACCTCGGGGCTCTTGTCGGCGTAGTTACGGGCAATCGCGACCGTCGAGTTGTCGAGGTCCTTGAAGTCCACCCCGAGGAAGCCCTTGGTGGATTTGGCGGCGTAGTTGGCCCAAATCTTCGTGGCGATATCAGCGGGGGTGGCGTTGTTCTTGATGCCATCAACAACCTGCGTATCCATGTACTGGTACGCCGAGGACTTCGAAGCCTCGATCGTCTCGGTGTTCTTCTTGTCGTTCAGGAAGCCCTCGCCCCAATCGGCAACGCTATTTGACTGCGCCAGAACCTGTGTGGCCTGACTGTCCGTCATCCCAACGATAGCTTCCTTCTGCATCCGCTGGACGTAATCACGGACCGGACCATCCTTCTCAGGATCATACTCGGTCTTGAGGTGGTCCTGCATCGCGGTGCTGAGATCGCGACCACGAACCATCCCTTGGATAGCCTCGATACCGGACTGCCTGATCGGATCCTGATAGGCTTTCAGGGTACCGGCCTTACGCTCGGCTTGGATTTGCTCCCATGAGAGACCAGACTGGCGGGTCTTCTCAAGCTTGAATGCTTCGTCTGTGGCAGCCTTGTCCTTGATGGCCGCGACCTGACCGTAGCTGTCGATCGAGGTACCGAAGCCAGCCAAGGCCTGCGATAGACGATCAAGGCTCTTGTCGATCGGAGCCTGCGCCGGGGTGGCGAAGGTGTCCACTGCGGTGGCCTGCGGACGAAGCTGGGTGTTGAGCTGGAGGCTCGGGTTAACGTCTACTCGTCCTGCCATTACTGTGTGTTCCTCTTGATCTTGTTGGTGTAGGCGTCGAGACCGCTACCTGCGATGCCGATGGCGAACGGTGCGAGGGATGGCTTGGCCACCTTCTGGACGGAGTTGATCCGGCCCTCGGCGTTTGCCTTGACGCCCTTCAACTGGTCGCGCAGGACAGCCTGCGTCATCTGGAGGTTCTGCTCGTTGGTGCGCTCGAACTGGCCCTGCTGGGCGTTGTAGTCGGCGATCAGACTGTCGACAGAGATACCGGTGACACCGGCCTCACCTGAGGTGACCGAAGCTGTCGCCCGTGCCTTTGCGGCATCCTTGTTGGCAGTCTCGAGTTCGCGGCCAGCGGCTGCCCTCTCCTGAAGCATGCGCTCCTGAATGGATGCATACTGGTCGGATGCGGCACGGTTGGCTTCGATACGGTTATTCTCTGCCAACTGGTTCTGCGTCTTGGCCTCGGCGCTGGCGCTCATATAGCTGGTAACTTGGCTCGCGGCTCCGATGGCAAAGCCTGCGAGCGATACTGGATCACACATGTGGGTTCCTTAGCTTCGCAAATTCGATGAATGGTCTGCGCTCGACGCCATGGTCGGGGATGACCCGGAGGAGCGAGAAGCCACAGTGCTTGATGAATGAGATGTGGGTGGTGTTGCGGGCGTCCACGTAGTTCCCGAGGAGCGGGTAATGGTCGTGCAACGTTTCCATGATGTCGGTCAGACGGGTGACCATGTAGCGGACGTGCTTGAGGATGACAGGCGATGCCAGCATCCAGACGGCCCCTGTGAGCGGGACATCGTCAACCGGGAGGACACCCAGAGCGCACTCTGGATTACCGGCCACGGTCCACACCCACGTCGGGCCCAAACCGACAGCAGCCGGTAAGGAGATTTCAGGAGCCACGCCGGATGCCGCTAGGCACTCAGCGCGGTCCTCGGGTCGCAGACGTGGGGCCAGGGCGACCATGTCGGCAACCGTGGCCTCACGAAAGTTATGCATTTAAACCCTTCTGGTCTTGGAGTTGAAGTTGGCGACCCACTCCGCAGAGATGATCGAGGATGGGAGATAGCTGTCATTCACCAGCTCAACCGACACGCGGTCGTTCTGGGAGAGCAGCGGCACCGAGAGGACACCGTCGCCCAGCGTGATGCTGTCGGCACGGTTCATCGGGTCGCCCATGACACGGCCATTGGTCGCGTAGGAGCGCATAGCCATCCCTTGCAGCGTGACCTCTGCCCGAAGGTAGGCGGTCTTGCCGTAGCGGATGAGCAGCTTGATCAACTGCAGCCTGCCCTCTGTGCGGACAATCGGATTGCCCTGCTGGCCCTGCTCACGAAGGTAGATCGTCGAGAGCCTGAACCTGGAGGTGTAATCCCGCCCGACGTAGATCGGGAGATCACGAAGGTCACCAACGAGTTCGAAGGTTGCCGAGGTGATGTTCAGAGGATGTAGGAGAAGCCCCGGCCCCATGTTCGTTCCACCAGCGCCACTTACGAGAACGTAGGTGTTACCGGTGAGGTCTGCGGTGACCGTGGTGCGATCGGTGACAGGGTTGTAGGTTCGGCCCGTCCCCGGCAGCGTAATGCGGTGGTCGAGGTTCACGAGGAAGGTCATTCCGTCGTCAACGTTGCCAGCCTGAATGTCCACGGATTCCAGCCACACGCGACCCGAGGTCGTACGGAGCAGGACGTAGAGCTTGCTCTCGATGAACCAGAAGTCGTAGATGTCGGTGACGCCAGCGAACTCCCAGCGCGACCACGAGGACTGAACCTTGCTCCGGTCTTGGTAGAAGTATTTGTAGACGTACAACCCGCCACCACCCTCGTCGGTCTGGATGATCACGACGTCCTCATGGGTAGAGGCTCGCATCCTGATCACCTCGCCATGGAGGTACTGCGGAACGTTCCCCGTGATATCCTCGGCTTTACCAAGGTCACTTGCGGGGTCGATGGTGTACTCGCGGATCATGGAGAACTGACCGCGTTTCACCGGGAAGTATACGTTGTCGCCGTTCACCACCGGCCTGCACCGGGATGACATGCTGTAAGCCGTCGAGGGCTTGATGTTGACAGTCTTGTAGGTCAGCGTGTCGTTGCCTGCCAGCATGGCCTGAGACTGGTCGGAGAACAGGATCAGCCTGTCGGCAAATCCCACAGCGGAGCGCAGCACGGACACGTCGGTCTCCGAAGAGGCCACGTCGATCGGGTCGTCGTCCATGGTGGTCGTTGCTGTCGTCTTCCAGAAGTCGAATGGCCCGCCTGCCCTGCCGAGGATGGAGTTCTCATCGGACAGGAAACCCAACCGGTTCTTGAACCAGAAGATGTCATTGATCGGTGACCCGACAAACGACGGGCTCGGGCTGGTCACTTCGTCACCGCACTTGCGGCGCTCCCAGTTCACAGGGCCAAAGGTGAATGACCCATCAGCCTGACGCACGAGGGCGTGTGGCATGGTTTCAGCATCGAAGGCCAGACGGCTACCTGGCTTTGCGCACTCGACCCAGCGGCCACCAGTGATACCAGCGGCGCTATCGTTGGCCGTGAAGCGGACGTAATAGTCGTCGTAGGCCGTCGTGACGGAACCCTTGACCTTCACAGCGACACCCGGATGCCCGAAGGCTGGGAGATCGGTGAAGTCCTGCGTCTCGTACTGGATGGCCTTCATGGCATGGCCGTTGTAGCCATCTTCCACGGTGACCGTGAACGGGTTGGCCGAGGACAGGTAGATGACGCCCTTGCCTGCCACGATGGTCATAGCGCCAGCGAGGGTGGTCGTCAGGTTCTTGTCGGTAGCCTTGTAGGTCCACGCGACGGTTCCGTTGACCGTATTGCCGAGGTTCTGGGTCTCGCCTGTCGCCAGACGCCGAGCGATGTACGCGGTATCCACGCCGGGGCTTTGGGCACCAGAGGTACCGTCAGGTGTCGAGTAGCTGGCCTTGAGCACACCGTCGATCGAGATCGTGTAGGTCTTGCCGTAGTTACCAGCCATCACGTAGACCATGGCCTCGTAAGGCTGCGCCGGTTCCAGCGTGTTCTCGTCCATCTTGACGGCTCGCTGGGTGTTCGTGAGGTAGGTGTAGTCGCCGATGGTGGCCGTACGATACGGGGGTTCCTTGAGGGTACCGACGTACTGGAGGTACTGAAGACCACCGGTATAGGTTACCTGCCGCTCCTGACCGTCGAGGGTGAACACGCGGATACCGCTCTTGGACCAAAGGGTCTCGTAGCGTTCTGCGGTGTCTCGGTTGATCGGGTGGCAGTGATGCGGCTCCGACGTGAAGTCACCGACGAGCTGCGGCCCACGAATGAGCGGAGGCCTCTTGATGAGACCATCGACGATCGTGGAGTGTGCGTTGATTTGCAGGTCACCCTGAGACGCCATACGCAGGGCCATTGCCTGCTGCGATACGCCATTGATGAAGTTCGAAATGGTGCTGGAGATGCGGGCCATTATCGACGTGCGAGGAGACCCTGCATGAACTGGCTGTCCGTCAGCATGTTCGGATCAGTCGTCTCGATCTCGGCATCCATGAGGGCAGCTCTGGCCACCAGCTCGTCCTGTTCGGTAAACGAATGGACAGCGTTGTCGCCGAAGTATTGGTCTTGGTACTTCCGGGCTGCGCGGATGGTGCAGTAATTGGCGACGTAAGGCGGCAGCTCTTCGAACGGGAACCCGAAGGTGATGTCGAGGCTGACCGGCTTGGTCCAGAGGTACGTGTGAGCGTCCTTGTTGTAGAGCTTGGTGCCACGCTGGACGACGTTGGTGCTGACATCCGAGCCGTCCGTGTCCACCTTCAGGGTGTTGCGGGGCAGGATGATGTAACCGGACTGATCGGGGGTGATCGTGTAGCCGGTCTCGTTGTTGAACGAGAGCCCTTGCGTCTGCACTTCAACAAGGGTCGCTCGTAGGGTATTGCGGGCTAGGGAGGCGTCTGTGATTTCATTCTCGTCCAGCGAAGAGATCGGGCTGGATGCCGTGGTGGCGAGAATGACGTTGACAGCCTCAAGCTCCGTGAGTGGCGTTAAGCCATCAAGTGAAGACATAAGGGTTCCTTGAACGAAAAAAACCGAGGCCCCGTGAGGGACCCCGGCTGGGAGTGGATTAGAGGATCGAGAGTTCGACCGCGCCTTCGCAACGAACAGGGCCGTGGCCCATGGCGTACTTGGCAACGAACAGAGTACCCTGACGGGCGATCTGGTATTCGCTCTCGGACTTGAGATCCATCAGCTTGACCGTACCGACCGCAGAGCGGTGCGTGATCAGACCAGCGGTCTTCGAGAAGTCACCGAGGTACTTGCCCGTGGTGATGTTGGTGTTCGGCAGGTTGGCAGTCTTGACCGGGAGGATTTCCGCGATCATGGCAACCGTGCCGTTTGCGTACGAACCTTCGCCACCCCAGTCCTTGTTGATGACCTTGGTCGTCTTGACGAGGGCGTAATACTGCGCAGGCTTCATGTACGAGTAGCGCTCGGTGCCCGGAATGAACTTGTCATCCAGAAGAGCAGCGGCGTCGAAGTGGGCGTCGGCGAATGCCTGAGCATCCGTCAGGAAGTTGGCGTTGATCAGCTTGCCACCACCGGGGAGACCGGTAACGCGAGCGGACTGACGAGCAGCGAGGACGCCGTTGATGGCGACGTTGCGGTCGAATGCCTGGGCGAGTTCTTCACCCATCTGGTTGGTAAATTCGCCACGAACGTCAACGTGCAGCTTGGCCTCTTCGATGTTCGCGATGAACGTCGAGGTGAGGAGCAGATCGTCGATGGTGATGACGACTTCGTTGACCGGGATGCTACCGCCGAGGACTTCAGCGCCCGGAGTATGGTAGGCGGCGTTGGCCGAGCGGCCCGTTGCGTAGAAGGAGGCCGACTTGCCGTTGGCAATGGTGCGGACCTGATGCTTGTCTACAAACTGCGACGTGCGCGTGAATGCAGTGATGATTTCGCCAGTGGCGACCTTGAGGAACAGTGCATCAGATGCGCCTGCGCCGTTAGCCTGACCCAACGGAGATACGATAGCGTTAGCCATTTTGGTAGTTTCCTTACGATGTTCTGAGGTTTGCGCGGACCTAAGAGCAACACGGAAGGTTCATTGAGATTATCCTTGCACCATCCCCCTCAAGGGA